GGAATGACAAAGAAAAAAAATAACGTAAAATAAATTTGTCGAAGATAAGGCCCGCTTTGAGCGGGTTTTTTTCTAAGTAGATAAGTGTAATACCCGTTGCTTGTCTACTTCTTAATAATATGTTTGTGTGGCAATACTTGATTTGGCGGTACTGTAATAACAATATCTTGGCAAGTAACCGCACTCGGACTACCAGCAACAAAGCTAACGCCAAGTTTTGCCTGCTTTGCACATTGTTCTAATCTAAATAAACTGATTTCATATTGTGTTTTCTTTATAAGAAGTTTTTGTGCTTCTATATTTACTTTTGCTGCCTCTTTACATAACTGGCCACCATTACCTAGTGGAATATTAAATTGCATACTAATACCATAATTTAAATTGTAATTATCTTTTTCAAAGCGTGGTGTCTCTTGGTAATATTTTACTGCTCCTGTATCTTCATCATAAATTGCTTGTCTGGTTACAGTTTCTATTGGCCTGTTAAAAGACCAAGCATCTGTTAAATATGGTGTAATTGTAAGACTAGGAGATGTACAAACAATACCTTGGCTGTAGCGGTTCTGTGGAAGGCTTGAGGGCGTTATCATGGTGGCATTATTATTGACAACCCCTGTACTTTGACTCTGTGGGCTACTGACCGTTGTATTGGCATATAGAGCCTTTACTGGTAAAAGTAAAAATATTATTGACCAAAGGTACTTGTAGTTTCTGAAGTTGTAGATGTTGTTATTGTTCTTGTTATGTTTGTAACTGTGTCTAGGCCGGGCGTTATGAGTGTTTCTTGTATCGAAAATGCTGCTCCATCTGTTGCGATTTTCCAGCGTGGGATTGCTTCGAGGTTTGGACTTGTCCAACTAAAGTTTACCCCTCCAACTGTTTGGGTGCTTTCAGTCGTAGCAGTAGGGTTGATATATCCTGTTTCAGCTTCGATATTATGTCCACTTGCTGCATATGAGTAACCAGTTCTGTATTGGTATGATGTAATCGTTTCATTTATAACACTTTGACTTGTTGATGAAGTGGTTTGCGAACCTGAACGAAACTGTGGAACCACAGGTGTTGCAAGGGTTCTTAGCGGATATATTATTATAATTAACAGCCAAAATTTAATCAATGGTTATAGTGACTTTGGTTGAGCCGATACAACTTGTACCCGACCCACCAGCAGTACAGGTATGAACACCAGAACTCAATGACGTTAAAGCAAGTGAACCAGCTGTACCACCACTTCCTATTGTGGTTTGTCCACTTAGAACTGGTAAGGCTGCGATTCCCGAACTAGGTGTAACTGTTGAAGGTGTGGCATCACCCATAATCACTGATTCTGTTTTACTAAAAGCTGACCCTGCATTTGTTACTGTGGTGTCTGTTTGAATCATTGCTGGCACCCCATTAGTAAGGCTGCCGACATTTATTCCACCTATTTTTCCAGATGTTGTGGTGTCTCCTACAGTTACAGATGGTGTAATATTATTTCCACTTAAAGAATATGTTGTACCTACTTTATTTGTAACTACATATGGCATATCAACAGTTATCTGAGCAGACGTAACAAACTCTTGTTTTATATCTGCAAAAACAGCAGATGGTAAAAATAAAAGTAAAGCAAATAATTTTTTCATTTGGTACCTACTTTGTTGTTTTTATTATCTACTATAGTATCTTTTTTCTTTTTTATCTGAAACCCTAGTGATGCAGTACTAGCTGAAAAAATCGAAGCAATAAAGGTGGGGTCAAAATCTACAATCTTTTTGCCAGAAGGTGGTTCATAGTATGAAAGAGATAAAAGTGTTGCCGACCACAAAAGTACGCAAACTTTTACAATCGTTTCAACTTTACTTGGTTCTTGATCTTCCATATAAAAAAAAGCTGTTTGGGGGTATCTCTAAGCATTTGACCACTGCTTAACAAATAGCCATGTGCCAAATGTAGCAAATACTGTTATGTTTGGAAAGTAACACAATAAATTATGATTAAAATTTTAAAACCAATCTTAATGACGTTTCTTACAACGACGACTGTAAAACGTCTTGTTGTGGACTTATTAAGAGCAATTTGTAAACAAACGACCAACACTCTTGATGATAGGGCTGTTGACATTCTTGAAAAACAACTTTTCCCTGACAAATGAACGTTAAAAAATTTCTTAACATAGAGATAGAGGAAGCACCGCCAGAGTTGCAGCTATCTGTTGAAATGCGTTGCAGAGAAATTATGGAAAGTGAAGATTATGACAATATTAAAAGATACTGTACACATCTTGTGCGACACCAAATGCACCAGGATGTTTTTCTTGCATCATTACTTGGTAGATTAATTGAACTTGAAGCTTTTTCTGCAGTACATGAGATAAGAAAAGAAAAAAATATCATAAATAAAATAAAAAAAAGATTTTTTAAGTAACATATTTTTTTTCATAAGCTTGCAATTCTAGCTCACTAAATTGTTTTACAGATTTTTTTCTGTGAGTTTCATCTACTTGGTAATTAAATTTTATTATGGCTGTCTTTATATGTTCAACAACCCAACGACCTTCATTCGATACAAGTTGGGCTTTGCCTCTTTCGTTGATAAAAACATAATGGTCATAGCCTTTTAAGGTATTGTCAAGCAACTCTTTCTCTAAGTTTGCCAAACGCATTTCCTTCAATCTTCTAAGTTTCAAAGAATCACTCATTGTCTCCTCCTTTCTGGTTTACTTTGTCGTGTTGCTTTGCATTGTTTTTTTTGCCTGGGGCAATTTGCACTTCTTGGTTTTTTAGAAGTTAGATGCCAGCCATTACCTTTTGGACAGGCATATGCATAGGTATGGCCTTTACCAAGTCTAAACATATCTGCCGATACTGTTTTGGCATCTTTTTCATTTCGATAGCTGATCTTCTGACATTTCCAACAATGATTTTGTACGATAAATCCCTTATCATCAATGTACTGTTGTAAGTCTTTTAAATCAATCCTTTTTCCCATGGGCGCCTTCTTTAAAATCTTTTACAAATACTTTTTTTATTTGGTTCCAGTTGGCCTTTATCAAGTTGTTCGAAAAGTTGTTACCTGAGATTGTTTCGCAGTCTTTTTCAGAAAATTCATAATTTAGAAAAAAATCGTCCCAATCAATAAAAATAGCTTTGTTTACCACTGCATTGGCATATTCAGTAGCATTGTCTATGCTTTCAAAGTCATAACAACGCAAGATGCTTACATACAAAATTTCTGTATTTTTAGCATATTGAATGGTTACACATTTAAACTTTGCCCCATCAAAGGTACGTTTAACTGTCTTGCCCATTAGGTCGGCATAATCGACCACAAGTTTTCTACGATTTTTCTTGAACATCTAATTGCTTTTCAATTTCAAATTTTTCATCAAACAAAGCATGAATTTGCTTTGATATTTTTCTTTGTATTAGAGGATTATCCTCTTTAAATCTTTGTGCTGTAAGTTCTTTGAGTTTTTTATCAATGTTGTAATACCTCAACTCAAGAAACTGTTGTTGATCTGATGCAACAAAGTCTGGATTAGGCTTTGTCTTGCTTGCTTCAATAGTCACATCTATTGTTATGTGTTTACAAGCTTTTGGCTGTGTTACCGCTTGTTGTACTGTTATTGGAAAAGGACAAAGTTTTATCCAATCCTCAAGTGCTTTGTTTGTAAAATCTAATCGCATTCGGGACATTCGAAATGTAAAGGTTGTTTTTGAACCATAGCTGATAAGACCAGCATGGCCATTTTGGTTGGAGGTTGTTCGTTACTAAAAGGCAAGATTTTTTTGTTAGGCAAATGCAAACCTTCGTTAGAGACTATAAGAGAATGTTCTGCAGCAAATTTTTCTCCGTGGCTATCATCCAGCTGAGAAAAGAGTAGGCCGTCACCATAATCTTTATTGCTGCAAGTATGTGGTCTAAAATCGTACCAGTTTAGGTCAAAGCAATCAAGACCAAGTGCGAGATGGTCTTGAAATACTGCAACATTAGGCGGTAATTTAGGGTCAGATACTTTGCGAAGTACTTTTGTCATAATTAAAAGGGCATTTCTTCTGTAGAAGTTTTTGCTACTGAGATCGCACCCGATACAAATGGTGTACCGTTTTTAGATTCTTTATGCCAAGCACTAACTGGTACTTTGACAACTTTTTCACCAGCATAGTTGTCCTCGCCTTATTGGCCTGTAATCCATTCTGCCAATGCCATGGCATCTTGCAAAGTGAACTCAATGTTGCCACCTAGGTCAGGGGACTTAGCTGATTTTTTATCAGAATTATTAAAAAGGACTAAACGCCCTGTAAATAAATTTTCGTAGGCCATAATTAGAAAGATTTAATTGGAATGATTGAATTTGTTTCCTCCCAAGCAAGAACTTGTGGAAGTGGGTATCTGATTAGAGGAGAACCCAAAGCGGTTGCAGTTCGTGGAACTGTATACCACTCGGGACCTTCTTGTTTACCTCTTCTTGTACTTGTCCGCCATTTTTTTATGGTTCTTTGAGTAATCCCGTATCGTTCGGCGAGGTCTTTGGTTGAAAGATAAGGCTGGTCTTGGTCCATTTATTCAAGCACCTTTTTCTTGTTAACAATAAGAGTTTCTAATTCCTCTTTCTGTGTAAGAGTTAGTTTACCCTTTGCAAAACGAATTGCAATGTTTTTCTTAAAATCTGTTAACTGTTCTACAGACTTAGCTGTATTTATCGCACCTTTGGCAAGCTGGTAAGTTTTCTCTGTATCAGAATTGTTTGAAATTTCCTTTACTTGTTCTCGTAAAGTCTCTATAACTTCGCCTTTATTAATCTTTTTTTCTTGCACCTTTTCTTCCTCTTCCATATTAAAGTCCATATCTGTTTCAAGACCTAAGATCAACTTAATGCTGTATCTTCTTTGATATGTGACCGCACCACCCCAGAGATGTGTTTGATTTTTCTTAGGGTTGGCCATATCTCTCTCGGGTAAAAATATCGGCAGTTCGCTTTTTATATAGGCGCCACTCTTATGAAAGAGTCTTGTCACTATAAGTGTTTGCCCTGTAGGGCTACAGCCAAAGCCTTGACTTATGCAAAGACCATTTTTTAAAAGTACTGGTGTAACAAGAGAAAGCATTTGTTCCAAAGGAAGATAACTGTACCCAAAGTTACCAACGCCAACTTGTTTAGTTTTTGCCAAGCTTGGAAATTCTTTTTGTGCTTGTTGTAAGGCCTCTGCAAGACCTTCGTGTGATTCTGATGTTTGTATCATGTTTAGAAAGTTGTTAATATGCCCAGCTTGGTAAACTTAGTACCGCTGGTTGTTCATCTGTGTAGCTTGGCCAATAAGCATCCTCATGACATTTTGCAATGCCTTGCAATGCCTCCTGGCGTAATTTCAATCCCCAATCAAGAGCAGCATCATCTAATTCTGTAATGCTTACTGCAAATGGGAAAACTTTTTCAACTGCTATAAATACAAATCGCTTTGCACCAATTACTTCTAAGTAATGAGCAGCCTGTAGATGGTAAAGGTATGAAGCAACCGATTTAATAAATTTATCGGGATGGCTGTTACCCTCGCCAGTTGTCTTGAGGTCGATAATTGTATCACCATTTATAAAGTCACATCTTGCCTTACAAGTAAGACCAGTTTCTTTGTCATCTCGCCAAAAGCTTTGTTCTGCATGACCTTTGGCAAGAAGTTTTTTTGCCAATGGATGTTCCCATACAGCATTAGCAACATTAGATGCAAGTTCATATTCAGCAGAAGTAATAGGTTCTATACCTTTTGCTGCCATCTCCTCTGCCTGTGCCTTACCAGCTTTTGTTGATCTGTTAAGACAGACACCATATGCGGTTTTTGCACGGTCAGGTTCTAATGTAAAAGCATGACAAAGTTCGCCAGTACGAAAAGCTTTTTTCAAAGCTGGTTCGTGTTCTAAGTTTTGTTCGCCATACTTAGATTCATAGAAAACTTTAGGACAAGTCTTTTTGTACAGCTTACAATCCGATGCAGAATAAGCTGGGTCTGCATGATATACCTCTGCTGGTATGTATTCTTTTTTAGTTTTTGGCATTCAGTTTGTCCTCTAGGTTTGCGATACGAAGTTCAAGCATGGTAATTTTTTCTGCTTGCTTGACGATAAACTCTTTGATGATGTTAGTTTTTTCATCTAAGGCATTACAAGTAACACCTGTCTTTTCGCCTAGCTCTTGTACTATGTTTGTAAGTTCTATACAACCTCGTACAATTTCAAGTTTATTAAGTTGTTGTTTTTGTTCTTGATCTTGTAAAGTCTCAAGAATCTTTTTCATATCTCTTACCATTTGGCCACCTCTTTGCAAGCAAGCTCAATGCCAGCATTGCAGTCGATTCTGGTCATGTCTTTAAGAGACGAATCAAAAGCGGTAAACAGAATACTGCCCACCGCTAGATACAAGAATAAATGTTTCATACTCTTGCCCTCTGTCTTAATAGTGCAGAAAGCATCTTAGTGTACTTAGAAACATTCTTTTTGTGCTTACTTAAGTCTGTCCAATCGGCAGTAGCACAGCAGTAAGCGTAACCATTCTGTGCTTCTTGGAGTTTAGACTTGATGTCGTCTATCTCTCTTTGTAAATCGTTGTTCATGAATTTTTTGAGGTTGTAGGCTCTCGCCCTTACTTCAATTATAGTCTAGGTTTTCCCCTTTGTCTACCATTATTGACCATTCTTTTTTTATCTTTTCCATTTAGTCAGTACCGTTTGAAATTTTTAATAAAAGTGCTTTTTCTTTTATAGGGTCAAAGCAAATGTCTCTTTCTACTGGTAAACCAAAAGGTCCTCTTAATTCTTTGATTTCTTTCATATCAAAAGAACCAAACTCTTGTTCATGGCCTTTAACCAAACCCCACGCAATTTCTGTCTCGGGGTCGTATTCAGCAATAAACCAAGTCCAATTACTATCGGGTGTGAATAGCTTTACATAAAAGACCATTTCTTGTGATAGGTCATCATGTGCTGGTTGGCTGTAAAGCTTTGGAAGTTTTTTAAGGATTTCTTTTGTAAGTAGTTTCATTTTTTGTAAAGTGATTTAAGGTAAGTTGTTTCAATAGTTTTACGAAGCTGTAGGTACATTTCATTGGTCATATTTTCTTGTAAGTACCGATCATTTAACCTACTTATTGATTCGTCAAATTCTTTCTTTGTCATTAGAAAGGTTGGTCCCAAGTGTCGTATTGTTTACTTGTAATAAGACCCTGTTTACAAAGATGGTCTGTAAAGTCATTCCACTCTGTTCGTTTGGCAGTTGTATCGCCAGGTCGGTAGTTTGTGAAAGTCTTATAAAGTACTCTGAAGGCGCTTAGTGCTTCTTTTTTAGTCATTTGGTTAAAGAGGTTGTGAGCATCTCTGCCCTGTAAAGCCATTCTAATCATATTTTTTAAAGATGTACAGGGTTTATAAAAGGTTAAAAATACTAAGTTGTTCTATTGGTTCGGGCAGTTTACTCTCATCCCCCCACTGTTCTGCCATGGCCTTTGCTATACCTTTATAAAACTTACTGCGCTCCTTACCCTTACCGCTACCAAGCCACCAAATTCTCTTGGATTCTTTCTCTGGAAGCTTTTTTGTCTCTTCAAGTACATTATCAGTGTCTTTTAATCTTGGTAGATTCTTTAACCATAGACAAGTCCTTTTATATTCCATATCGCCAAACTGGTAGGGATTTATAAGCTGGTCTGCCTCTCTTATATGAGAAGAAATAACTGAGACAGGGTTCT